AGAGCACTCAATCGCATAAGCGTAAAATCCTTCTTCTCCTACGAGGTAAATCCTCGCTGGTTTTACTATTCCTTTTGGGGTTTCAAGGTTTTTAATAGCTTTTAAAATCCTTTGAAGGTAAGTATAGGCGTTAAAACTTGAGCTTCCCTGGACATAATGGAAGTTCTTGAAGAAGAAAAAGACGGTGTAACTTAGCTTAGCTTCATAGAGGTCTCCCTGAACCTGAGCTTCGTCTTGTGTGTCCGCATCGGTGAAAAGCACTCTTATTGCGGGCATATGAGGCGGAGCAAGCTCTTTTGAGCTTTTGACGAGCGTTGAGGACATTATCATGTCTTGCCTTAAAATGGGGTCGTTCTTGAATTCATTTTTTAGGGCTTCCACAATTGTATCTTCAATCTCCAAAAACATCTCTGAACACCCTCATTGCTATGGTGCTAATTCTTCTTTCAAGTATCCTCTTTGTAGGAAGCATAAAGGGTCTTGCCGGCATTTTTTTCGTTCCGTATTCAAGGGCTTTAGGGTAGGGGAAGCCTCTTTCGCTTTTTACGTTCGTTCCTATTTCCACGGAATTTTTAAGGGTTCTGTACGTGAAACTCCTTGATAGTGTTGTGGTTCTGTGGAGTATTTTCTCAGAAAATCCTTTCTTTATTTTGTAGGCGTGATACTTGGGAGTTAAGGGTTTCCATTCTATTCCCGCATACCTTCCCTCACTTTTAAAGATTAGGCTCAAAATGGAAACTCCCTCAAGACCGACTTGATTTAAGAAGGCTTCTTTTGCTTCGGTTAAATCTTTGAGGATTGCTTTTATTAGCTTCTCTGGGTCATTAAAGTTTTTTGTTGCCATATCAACCTTTCAAGGTTGGAAGTCACCTTTTTAATTGAAACCCTTTGGTCTTTTTCACTCCACTGATAGGTGTATCTCTTTAAAAGTTCTATAAGAATTAAATGGAAAAGTATTTCCTTCTCAAGCTCGGTGGGCACATCGGGGAAGGTGTAGCCAAGTAAAGAGGAAAAACGGGAAACCGCTATTTGCTTGTAGTGTTCAAATTCTTCCGTGGATACGGATACATTGCCTCCTAAGTTGAAGTGTTGAATGAATTCGTCTACCGTCATTCAAGCTCTTCCGCGTATCCTGCTTCTATGAGTATTCTTGCGACTTCGCTCTCCACTTCTTGATTCCCTTTCTTTACTTTCATCTCTTTTCCGTTAATCCAGACCTTCGTATCTTCTTTTACGAAAACTTTAACTTTCTTAGGAGTTTGCTTTTTTTCTTCCGCCATCTTTCACCTCCTCTTAGTTACTTTCAATTCTCACGATTGCGGGTTCATAGAGCCTTTTTACCGCAAAGTAAGCCTTCCAGCCTATGGTTTTAACTCTTCCCATTTTGTCGGTGTTGGTGTAGACCATTCTAAAGGAATTTCCGTCAAGTTCTACTATTCCGTAGGCATTGTATCCGAAAACGAGAGTGAAATACACGTCCGCGGGAGAAGTGGTATTTCCGTTAGGGACTATGGGAAGCTGTGTAGTGGTTATGAACTTTACTCCCGCAAACTCGCCTATAAAGCCTTGTTCTATGGCTTCTTTCTTGGCTATGGAAAGCTGTATTAGTTCCTGGTCGGTAAACAGGTCAAGGGTTTTGTCCGGGTGAATGAAGCACACGTAATACCCGTCCGGGAAGGGTGGTATGTTGTTTCTTCTCAGGAGATTTACCGCCTTTCTTATATCTGTTTTGGTTATTTTTTTGTTTCCGGTTAGGTCAGCTCTCTGGGATACTCCTCCCGCATAAAGGACGTTGGTTCCACTGGTGAGTTCCTTCATGGCTATGGTGTCTAAGGTTTGCTGGGCGTTGTAGGAGAGAAGGTCGGTAGCCTGGTCCACAAGTGGAACGAATGAGGTTATGTCTGTGAACTCGTCAAGGTCTATGTAATTTCCGTATTCTTGGACTTGAACTTGAACTTGTTGGGTTGCCATGGATGCTCCACTCTGGGGGGTGGGCTGGTCAGTCCACGGTGTGGTGTCTACAGGGAGCGGTTCAAATCTCGTAAATACCGCGGTTCTTCCCGAATGCGCAGGAAGTCTGAACCTCTGTCCGTATCTTTGAGCTACGAGATTGGCTTTGACGTATTCAAGGGCTTTCTTTTCATAGTAAAGCGGAAATAGCTCGGGGTTAGTTTGTCCAGTTACAGGCATCACATTACCTCCTTGCTAAATTTTTCTTTGAGCTTTAAAAGTTCTTCGTAGGACATTTTTTGGAGTTTTTCGGGAGTGAGCTCGGTTTCGTTTTCTACGGGAAGGTTCTCCTTAGAACTCGGCTTTAGCTTCTCCCTTGCGAGCTTTTCGTATTCGTCGTGTATAGCTTTTAGTTGTTTTATGTCACTTAAGGTGTCTACCATATCAAGGAGAGGGGAGTTTTCTCCGTGGACGAGTTTTACGTATTTCTTTGTCTCAGACTTTAGGTTTTCTATGTAGGCTTTCCCTGCTTCCGCATAGATTTTAAGCTCTTCGTTCTCCTTTTGAAGGAGTTCAAGCTTCTTTTTAAGTTCACTGAGTTCTTCCTGAAGCTTTTCAACATTTTCTGGCATACTTGAGACCTCCTTGTTAAATTTTTCACAACCTTTGCATTGCTTTTCTTTGCAATGTCTTTCGTATAAGGCTTTTGCTCTTTCGTATATTTGCGTGTGTCCATGCAAGGAAGCTAAGGACATAGCGCGTCTCAGGAGTTCACAGGAAATTCTTCCGTCCCAGGTCTTATAGGGATACTTTCTTGAATCAGGGTCAAGGAAGTAGTCTTTAGGAGCTTTCTTTCTCTTTTCCTCGTCTTTTACCCAGGATATGTCTCCGGAAAAAAATTCTTCTTCGTCTTTATCCGCGGAGAGAACCGTGGCGGAAGGATCCGCAGGATAAACTACGAATGAGAGTTCCTCAAACTTAATATTTTTGGCAACGTAACACTGTTCTTCATCGCTCCATTCAAGTGTTCTTGAGAAACCAACGGAAACAGAGTTAACAAGTCCGTTTTTAATCTTTTCCGCTATAGGGTCATCTTTGAATATTTCTACGGTTGCGTAAATTGCGTTATTGTTAAACTCCGCATCTACAACCTTTCCTATGACGTTGTCAACACTCGGGTTATGGTCCTTGAGAACGGGTTTTCCTATAAGTGTTTTATAACTTTTTTGAAGTTCTTCCGGAGGGATATACAAAACTCCGTAAAATCTCGGGATTTTGCGTGAGGATATAGCTCTTACTTTTACGGTTACGAATTTTTCATCCTTTCCCTGTAAGAGTTCAAGGGATAGCTTTTCTAAAACTTGCATTAACGAAAAGGATATTAAGTGTGCTTTCTAAAGGCTAAGAGTTAACTTAAAAGTTATGGACTGGGGACAGGTATTGACGATAATTTTTGGAACCGCTGGGTTTATGGGGATTTTTGTTCTACTCCTGAATAAACGTATTGACGATCTTAGACACGACGTAGATAAACGCTTGGACAAGATAGAAGAGGATATCAAAGACTTAAAGAGAGAGGTAAACGAAAGGTTAAACAGGATGGAAGAAATCCTCTACAAAGTCTTGGGAGCGGAAGCGAAGAAGGGGGAGTAAAGTTAATAGCTTTTTGTTTTTAGTTTCCTGAGGTCCTTATCTTTAACAACAACGAAATCCATCATTTCCTCAAGCCTTGAGGCTATATGAGGGTCAAAAACTTTTTCAAAAAGTTCCTCCTTTGTATTGTTAGAAGTAAGAAAGATTTTCTTCCCTTCATCGTAAGCCATCATCACGATTTCTCGGGCTTGAATTTTTGACCAGTCGGATATGCCTTTGTTTACATCGTCAAGGACTATGAAATCCGCCATCTTTGCCTTTTCTGTTATGTCTCTGTCATAGCCGTATCCGAAGCATATAAAAACTGGTTCTTTTATTAAATGCCTTGCGTAAAGTGATACCGCAATCCTGATGATGTTTAAGGTTTTGCCTGTTCCTACCGAACCTATAAGTCCAAGTCCTTTCTTCAGGTAAACCTTGTTTTTGAGGTATT